TAGAAGGCATCTTCTACCTGGAGGATGCGCACGTTCATAATCTCTGTCTGGAACTGAATGTAGCTCATTTCTGAGCGCATCCTGTCTATCGCTTCCTGGCCAAGCACCTGTATATTGTCGTAGGCACTGGCCTCCAGGTAGAAGTATTTGCCCGGCTCCGCTTTCGCCTTGTCTTCGTATTCTAGCACCCAATAGCCTGCCGCTTTCCAGGGCAGGGAAGTGTAGAAGCCCACCATCTGCCACGTCTTCACCTGGCCGAATCGCCACTTATTACCTCGAATGGAGGGTAGGAGGATGACCGCCCACTCATCCTGCTTCACCAGCGCGGCCTCGTCAATGTCGCCATCATCATAACTACCACCCCGCGCCAGCTCCGGGCGGTCCATACTGATCAGGTCAATGGTTCGCCCATTTATAAAGGTCACCACGTTGCCAAATCGTTTGGGGGGGCTGATGGCGGGCTTGAAATATGCTGGCGGGCGAACCCCAATCACATAATGAATCCCCTCTACATAGCCCATGGCCTCCCACGCTTCTGCAATGGCTGGCCAGGTCTTCGTCAGCAGCTGCCCGTACGTCGTCGACGCAAAAAACCCCTTGCTCCTTGGCATCAGGGTCGCTTTCTCTGCCTGCCCATAGGCCAGGACACGAGACTTTCCAACGCCACGCCCCCCCACAAAAACTTTCGTTTTCTGTGGGGCAGTGAGGAATTTCATCTGCTTCTCGTTCAGGTAGACTTCCTTGCTCATATCACTTCGTGGTCAATGTCTTCTGCCTCTGCTGACATGAGCGCGGAGGGGTCGGTGGTGAAAGAAATCTCTGGCAGCTTCGTGTCTCTGGCGATTGCGTCTTCCAGCTTGCTGACCTGGTCTAGTTCCATCAGGTTTTTCCAATACCCTTGCTTGACTTTCATCCAGGCCATCCGCTCTGTCGATGTTTCCGCGTCGTCAAGTTCCTTTTCTATTTGCGCAATGTCCTGAAGCAGCCCTTCGCGAATCATTGCGCGCTGGGTAGGGCGGTGTACATCCTCGAAACTCCCGAACAGATTGCAGGCATCCCGCATCACTTGCGTTGCCCTGAATCGGTCGGTTTTTAGTTGGGTCCTGAGCAGCCGCACCGCTTCGCGCTGGCTCCTGTTTTCCTGGCTGAGGGTGTAGGCGATTTCCATGTACCCCAGGTACTCTATTTCGTTATCACGTAGCTGAAAGTGACTTTTATAGCCGCCCCCGACCAGGTACATCCTGATTCGTTCCGGCATGTCGGCCTTCTTGAACTCCGCCTGGTTATAGACGGAACTGTCCAATTTTCCCATTAATGATTTGGCGCTGTTGCTCACATTCAGTTAATTGGGCCTGCCATTTCTTCACCTTCGCAGGCTTGGAAGTAGCGGCTTGTTTCAGATTTGCCCGCAGGCGGGTCATTTGCGAATTGACTGCCTGGCGTTGTTTCATCAGCTCCGCCTCGGTGTAGACTGCTCGCTCCTGCTCGGCTTCGATTTCTGGCATCTTCCCGTGCACACGGTAATAGCCCATTTCTTGGTGTACTCTTCTAATCTTAATCTGCAGGAATCGTATTTCCCTGCTAATGTCGGCGCAGGCCGTCACGTCGTTGGGAAAGTCGTGGAAACGGTTGCTGAGCTTCGCCCGCTGCTGATAGAGATTGCTTTTTCGCTTCGCCATCGCTACCCATTCTGGCGTTGTGGGCTCGTCGGTGCTTGGTTGGGTCACCAGTCGCGTGCTGCGTTTTCGTGCCGGCGCAACGTTTTCAGCCATCAGACGGGCCACGTAGCGAGCGTTCGTACTGGTGTACCCACTGAGTAGGCGTGGCAAAAGCGCGTTCTCAGGGATCACGCGGCGCAGGACTTCGAGGATTGCGTCGTACTCATCCAGGGTCATAGCGCAGTTTCTTTCTCAGTGCCGGTAGTGGTTCCGCTTTTTTCCTCGTCCAGGTTCGTCACGAGGGTGTCGCGGATGTCATAATATACGTCTGCTGGCCATCCATTTAGTCGCTTGGCCAAGTGAATAGGGGAGAACATCCGTCGTCGCGGCCCTGGCGTTTTCAGGATTATGTGCATGGCCAGCGCATTACGAATCTCGCTGCCAGATCCCAGCTTTCCGGGCATCTGGATATTGGCCAGGGCGGGCGCAACTCCCTGAGCTGACATGTTCGCTGTGTTCGAGGCGTCGAAAAGCTTCAACATAGCCTCGTCTTTCAGGTCCAGGCTGATCGGGGTAATCTTGATTCCAGGGTAATCTTTCCCCAGAGCCTTGTCAACCTCGTATTCGGTGATGATCAGCTTTCCCGCCTTCGTGTGGCCCTGCAGCACCTGGTTGAGCCGGTCCACAAAGGCCAATTTTGCTGCGGTCGCGGCCGTCCTGCGGCTGGCTTCGTTCTCATTATTGTCGAGGTCCAGTGGCGTATTATCGTAGAAATAGTCTTTCGGGACCTGAACGTGCACTCTAAACGTGTACCCATTTTTCAGCATCGCCAGGTGAAACTCGGGAATACAATTGGCCAGCCTGATCCATTCCTCACTGCCCCACCAATATGGGGTAGGGTAGTATTCGTCGAGGCAAAGCAGGCGGTCCATCATGACGATGATAGATTTTGCCGCCAACCGCTCTTCTGTTCGATCGAAAACAGGAATCCGATAAGATTTTACCTCTCCCCGGCCCTCTGTTCGGCGATGGCCCCAGCTCCCTGACCAGTACCAGGCAGGAATCTTGCCTTCTACATCCATTTCTGCTGATCGGATGTGTCGGCATTCCAGGGCTTTTATGCTCGCGATGCTCTGCCTGTCTTTTTTCGCAATGATCTCGACGGGCATGATTGAGTGCATTACGTAATTCCTCGCTGTCGTCTCCAGGTATTCGTCAATGTCGATTTTCTCGAAAAAGGCCTGCACCACGTTAGGGATGGCTACCTCATGCCTCACCTCTTTCCGCCCCTGCGCGGTCTCCACGTATTCTTTCGTGTAGGCCATAATGCCCCCGCCGACCAGGATGTCGCGTTTCGTGGCCAGTAGGCTGGGCACAATGTCATTCTCGCTGACTAGCTGCTCCCTGTAATTCGGCAGCATATCGTCGAAGCCCCAGCTCATCGCTCTCTCCTTCGCGTCACTCATGCCAGGGATGGCCATGGGTTTTCCTATCGGGCTTGTCTTCGCGGAGTGAGTGACGCGTATATCTTCAGTCATCAGTATGCCTGAATCGGGGAAGGCGGACCACCCTGGCCCGGAAAATTTCTGTAGGTCTGCGCTCATTAGTGAATGACTTTGTATTGATTGAATTCTGTGATGTGGCTAATCAGGGGCGAGATATAGCGATTCTGCTCCAGGTCGTGAATCGGGATGGTGCCGTTTTCTACGTGCTGCCGCCGTTCTGTCCCGTTCAGCCCGGATTTGTCCAGCCCGGCGACCTTCCGGTCTTCTGCCCGTTGCTCCCTCGTTTTTCCGCTTCCCGCCCGCTTTCCGAATCGGCAGCGGTATAGCGTGCGTTTCTGTCCGATTTCCTTGCCTCCAGATAGCCTAATGACGAGCGAAAACGTATCAGCCCTGATGGGGTCGGTCATCTGCGCGTAAGCGGCCTGTATGCTGATTTCTTCTTGTTTTCCTGATTGCATGCTGCAATTTCTGGCAGCGTGAGTGACGCGGGAAGGACGTAAAGGGTTTAGGCGCGAACGTGGTTAGGGTAGGGGGGCGCGGACGCAGGTGCAGGGAAGGTGGGCAAAAGCAAAAAGCCCCATCCCGCTTCTTGCGGGATGGGGCTTTTTCAGAACACAAACGTCAAGCCTAAAGAGCCTGAATCGTTTTTTTAGCGGCTTTCTCTTTCAGGCTGTCCTGTTTCGCGGTGTACCTGCTGTCAGTGTACGTCAGCCTTGCATCGTCCAGCCCGCAAAATAGCTCAACATCTAGGTTTCCGACCTCCCAGCGAAAGTAGCTGCAATTACGATCAATTACGCTTTTTGTCTCTTCTTTGATCCTCCCGTATTTTCTCATTATAAGAATCGCCATCGTGGAAGTGAGAAAAGCAGGGCTATCGAAAAGCTCACTCCTCGATTTTACAGAAAGCTTCAGGCTGCTGAGTTCCCCCTCAAAGTATTCTGGGCTGTAAACGGTTTGGTACGTCATTCCTCCGTCATCCGTTAGGTCGTACGTTAGAAGGTTTGTCAGGCGATCGTTGTAGATCACCTTTTGTTTTTTTAGTTCTTTTGTGTGGGCCTTGAATTGAGCCTCACTCATCCCGAACCAGTAGTTCAGAAAAATCGTGTCCACTTTGACCGTGTCTCTTTCGGCCACCTGAATCGTCTCAGGGGAGTTCCTGAAAGGCTTGTCGCAGGCGAATTGGCCTAAAAAAAGGAGTAAAATAATAGTTCTCATGCGGAATTGGGTTTCCCCTGTAAGTCTATCCTGTCGCTAATGTTTCGTTTGGTGGCTAACTTTTGTGGGTTCGCTTTTTTTGCGCCCTCGCCTAAATTAAAGCCTGCTTAAATTATTATTCCAAAAAGAGTAAATAAAGTCTTGAATAGTTGCGCGGCTCGTCCGAAAGGACTATCTTTACACTATCGAAAGCAATATCGCTGACGACAAACACACAATACCGAGACAATGAACTACTTCGACATAGACCCCGACTTTCACAATTCCGTAAAGGGTGAAGTCCTCTTAAATAACTACGAGGCATCCCATTGGGGGCCTACACTAGTTAGCAGCCACACCCTCGAGTCCTTTGACGAGTCCTTTGAGGACTTCCAAGACCGGGTTGGTCACCTAAGGACAACCGGTCAGCTAGGAAACCAAATTACAATCAAAATACTAAAAGCGTACTAAAATGAACCGAATTCAAACTCTGTATAATAAAATAATCACTCCCTTCGCGCCGTGCGAAGAGCTAAACACAATCGTGTTTGGTACAGTAGCCTTAAAGGTAAAGGCTACCTACGCTCGCGGAATGGGCTACGGCTCGAGAATGTTTGACCCCACTCTATCCGGGCCATTCCCGGACTCTTTTACGAAAAAACACACGCAATCGGTCTGTAAATTGATCATCATATCCATCTTAGATGGGTATGATGGGGGAGAAGTCCCACATCATATTTCGGCGGCCGTAAAGGCCTTCGGCCTGGGAAAGTAACCACCCTCACCACCTGGCTCGACCAAGTGCCACCCGGCAAGATCGGGGA